GGAGCCTCAGCCACTGGGGAGGGGTATCCCGCCACCATTCACCTCAACTAGCTACCATTCGCCATCTTGCACGCTTATTCGCTTCATTTTCGCCCTTACAGCGTCTTTTTCGGTGTGGTTGGACTTCTGAGCGTTACAAACATAATGAGCTGGCTGAAGATTACTCCAGTCCTCCGCCGCTTCTCTCGCTGATCTATAACCAAACTCACGCCATCTGCTGACAGGCTTGACCTCATCTATCACGAACGAAAGAGGATGCCTGCTATCGCTCGGCTCATCGTAATGAATCTCGCCGAGCCTGCCTTTACATATCCCGCAAGGCGCGCCCATAGCTTTGAACCTCGCCCGGTACTTACGCCGGAGGCTCCCGTTTTGCCACCTGGGGTTACTCATTAGCCCACCCGGTGCCGTACTTATCTATGATAGCTTTGAAGTCCTGAAGATCATGAGGACGAATCTTAAAGATAGGCCCGTCAGTGTCCAGATCTCTAGCATCTATGTGCATGAGTTCATGCTCCATGAGGATATGCTTCTGCTTATCGGTCATGCCCTCAGCGTCCTTATATGCCACGATAAGGATGTCGTGCGGACAATACGGCGCGTACAGGTCTTTGACTTTGATGCACTCAGCATATGCGACCATACCGCCAGACTTCTTGCTATAGTTAGCTGTCAGGTAACCGATGCTCACATCCTCCAGATATGAAAGCTCCGGCACGCTCTTCATGACCTCGCTCGCTATCTCGCCCCACTCTTCTGATTGCTCGAATTTATGCATGCTACCTCCTGCTCCAACCCACTAAAATAGGGAGCGCTTTCGCGCTCCCCTACTAAAAGAATTGGAGGGTTCTATTAAGAAAGAATTCGTTTGTCTCTGGACTTTCTTCCAGTAACATAATATCACTTTCAATACTGACATTTACTGACACATTGTATCGAATATCTCTTGAGCCTCTTTCAGCGCTTTGCCATGGACCCGAAATGCGTTCCGCTCTGTCATGTGCATCTCATCAGCTATATCCGGCCACTTCTCACACCGTATATACCTTAGAGTAAGGATATGCCTGCTTTCAGGGTCATCAAGCTTAGATATGAACTCACATATCTCTGTCGCTAGCTTCATCCTGTCTTTCATGCGGTCTTGGAGCTCCATCACATACCATTCAGCTTTAGCGACCGCCTGCTCCTGTTTTGACGAGTTGCCGGCATGACTGCCAGCTGGTTCCAGCCCATAGTGAGCGGTTGCGTGTTCAGCCATTGCCATGATCTCATCTATAGACTCCTTGAGCCTCTCGGTCTCATGCTTGAGCCGCCTGTATTCTTGTAAGTAATCCTTTACCCTCATGCTGACCTCTATATAATATACCGACGCTTTTATCTTTCATTTGCGCCCCACTTCTTTCTTGAATGATTAGTTAATCACTTTCTCGCCAATCTTTCGCTAAATCTAAGATTTGAGCCTTGTATCTATATTTAATGACTGCCCGGAACGTGACTTACCGGGCAGCCTATACCCCGGTGTAACACTTTGCTTATTATTTAGAACCTTGTAAAAGTGAAATATTTTATTAATTTGTTGACGTTTAGATGTAAATGGGCAACGTTGCGGCTTCGATTCTCACCGCTAAATCACTACCATTACCGGGGTACTGAACACCTTTCGGTGAGTCAGTCAATTAAGTTTGCTCTCGTATGGCCATCTTTCTTTAAAGTTATCATCCATTTCGACATCATACAGGATGAATGCGACAGGCTTACGGCAGTGCCTGCAGAGCACTAGCAGATGGTCTTTGTCCATATATGTTGTGTTATCTTCGTTGAGCTTGTCTTTATGCTCATCAAAGAGCTTCCTCCCACAGTCTGGACAGACGAAGTCGTTCTTGTAGACTGATTTCTTCCATACGACCACGTTTCTTTTCATTCCGTCTCCTTTGCTGGCTTGAAAATGATCATGCCGTCCTGCACCCAGGCGTCATGTACCCAGGCGTGAGTCGTCTTGTGGATCTCGTGGCACGCTGAACTGTTATAGCATGTTCGCTCTCTGCAAAAGTGCAGATTCCCAACGGTGCTTGGCTTAAGCGCCATCAGGGTGCCCGCCCTTAAGAGCTGCCAACGGTTTTTATATTCACCAAAGACGGGGCCTATCTCTTTTTTCAGATCCCGCATAAGGTCCGTAGAGACCGTCAGATATTTGGGTATTTCTTTTCCATATTCGTTGATTTGCGTCTTAATAACGACCTGGCTGTGAAATTGAGCGCTTTCGCGCGGCACCACATCCACAACGGCCCACTGTATATTTCCTGTCGTGATCATCAGAATGGTACCTCCTCGTTTATTTCTTCAAAGTTCTCTGGTGCATCATTTGCGTGCCTGTCTACCGAATCATAGACAGCGTCCTTGAGGTGATCGCCTGTCGATTGCCTTCCTGTACTCAGGAACTCGACTCTGTTCGCCACGACCTCGGTAGTGTAGACTTTCTGCCCCTCCTGGTTCGTGTACTGTCTTGTCTGGATCCTGCCCTCTACCGCTACCTGGCGGCCTTTAGTTACATACCTCTCGACAAGCTCAGCGGTCTTGCCAAAGCAGACGATGCTTGGGAAGTCCGCCTGCTTGTCCTCGCCCTTACTCATCCTGTCGATAGCAAGCGTGAACCTCGCTATCTTCATGCCCAACTGTGTGTCTCTTACGTTCGGGTCTCTTACCAATCTACCGATCAATATCACACTATTCACTGTGCCTGTCCTCCTATACTGTTTATCATATCTTGAAGGTCTCTCAAATATTCGAGCTTGTCCCAGCCTTCTATCTCACAAACGGTCATATCAACCATTATGTCTCTCATTAGTTGGAGTTTCATCGACTCCCTCGCCAAATTCTGAAGCGCCTTTGAAGTCTCTGCGTTCTCCTCGAACGAGTAAGTGCTCATATTCACCACCAAACCTGCTCTTCCCGTTGTAGCACCAAACATAACCTTTAGGTGCCGTTGTTCCGCCATATACCAACTTCCAGCCCTTGGGCAGTTTATCCACCACAGGTATCTCGCTTCCCATGATCGTTATTGTTCGTCTCTCTCTTCCCATAGCTGTAACGCCTCCTCAGGGTCTGCGTCTGCGAACGTTATCGCCGCTCCACATCCCGGACATTCAAAAAATCGCAATCTCTTTCCAGTAACGTGTGTCCATACCGCCGTTCCGCAGAACGGGCACGGGCTAACCGGGGTGCGCTTTGAGATAACGCGCCGATTTGCTTTTTCAGCTCTGCCTCTATGCTTCTGCTCCATCTATATCCTCCGTATTCTCCATTTTAGTCCCGCACTGGGTACAATATCTAGTAGCTGTCTGTGATAAATGCCCACATATTGGGCATCTGTACATCTTTTTCTTTTTCCACTGCCCGCCGACCATGACAGGCTCCCATCTCATTTTTGATTCTGGTATATACACCACTCCGTCTCCTTTCTTCGGTCTCTTCCCTGGCTTATACTTGTCGCACTCTTTGCCTATCCCGCATCCTCTAGGCTCGCCCGTGATGAGGATATAGTCGCATGATGTCATGCTTGTGGGATTCGATATAGCGTCCGCCCGATACATACAGTCCTTAGGGCACTCTTTAGCCACAGGCGAGAGCCCCCGCGTCGTGAACCAGTAGGCGGACTCACGCTTAGTTTTTTTCCTCGGCATCGTCATCACCCTCTTCGTCACTCTCTTCCAGCGCCTTGACATTGCCGTCACAGGACGAGAGTTCTCTGAACTTCTTGAGCCCGTCCGCACCCATGCGCTTCTCAGCCTCTTTCTCCGCTCTCAGCCTTTCGGCTATCTCAGGGATCCTGCGCATGTACTGACCTCTGACCACGCTCTCGACCGTGCGCTCATCCACTCCCAGCTCGTCCAGCGCCTTCTGGGAGCCGGCGTAAGCCTTGTTGAGCGGGCACATGTCAGCATACTTCACGGAGCCACAGATGCCTTTCCAATATTCCTGATACGTGGCTTCATAGTCTGTACCGCCTTCGATGTGCCTTAAGCGCTTCTTTATTCCCGCTATCGTCGGCGGGAATTCGTTCTCATCTATGTACGAGTCTAGCGCCGCCCTCACAGCCTGCGACGGATATGCTTTGAAGTGCTCGTAATATAGAGCCAGTGTCTCCTTACGCTCCATCGCGTTCATGCCCTTATAAGTCTTCGGATATGCTGTCTTGAGCACTTCCAGCAATATCTTGACCTCATCCTTTTCCATACTGCCTCCTATAGATCCATGAATGACCAATCATCATTCGTAACGTGTCTATCCTCTTTCTCATGCCTCGACGCCCACGACCTCACGGCTGCCTTCCAGTCTTTCATTGGTGACTTGCCTACCATCCACCCTTTCGACTGGTAGAAGTCGACGAAGCGCTGGGCGTCTATCGCATACCCACGCTCCTTACAGTAAGCCTCCACATCCTGGACAGACGGCGGTGAGAAGCGGGGGCGTTTTACGCCCCTCTCCCCATTATTATCCATTGTCTTTACCTTATCTCCATTATTGTATATGTCGGTCGCCTGTCGGTCACCTGTCGGTCGTCTGTCGGTGAGCTGTCGGTCGCCTGTCGGTGGATTCTGGTATTTGCTGTAATTTTCAACGTGTATAGCTGTCGGTTTTTGAGGCGTGGCGCTATAGCTAATCATGCCATCCGCTTGCAATTGGTCTAAAAAGTGTTTGGCCTTCCATCTTGACCAATGCCACCTGTCCGCCAGTGACGTAATCGACCGATTGATCTCGCCTCGCTTTGATTCGTAAAGCGTCCCGTTGCTTATGAATTTGTGGTCTTCATGGCTGGCCAAGAGCAACAGGTCTAACCACGCATGCATGCGGTCGAACGGTGTGCCATCGTCATATATCCAGTGTTCCATCACGAATCTATATATCGATATCCAGCCCTGAGCCATCCTATCGCCTCACTCCCGCCGCACAGTAGAAGTCGCCTCTTAACAAGCCTCTTACGCGGTGGCACATATAATGGCTCTCGTCGTATGGTTTGGCGTTACAGCAATTCCAGCAGTGGCAAACGACCTCATTGAAACCTCCGATGTTGACATACTCCTCGGCTCCGCACCTAGCTAGCTCTAGGTCATCTTCCGGAACGCAGCCTCTTTCGGTCACGAATCGGTACCCGCCGACATATGATCCGTCGCCGTTCTGTAGGTTCTCGTAAGTCAAATATCTGCCGTTGTCCGATACCATCAAAGCGTCGTGGCGGTCAGTGCCGTAAAGTCTTACCTTGCCGGTCTCCATATCTTTTATCCACATATTCTCGCCTCCTATGGCAGCCTTACCTGCACCTTGTGGGCATCTTCAAGCCGCCTTACGAACCGCTCGGTCTTCCTGGCTATCTGGCACCAGTCTGTGGCATCGGTCAGCTTCAGTTCCAGAGCGCATTGCATAACATCGCTCCATTCTTCTATGATGTTTGATTTTGATTCCTTCTCTGTGATGGGCGTTGGGTTCTCGCCTCTCAAGACCCTCGCTCTCTTTAGCAGTGCTTTTGATAGCTCGCAGCATTCTTCCGCCATCTGCTCTAGCATCGCCGGTTCTCCGATATTTTCCAGCATCACCATGTTTATTCCTCCTTCATCCATGCTTTTACGAGCTCCGCCCAGTCAGCGAGGCGCATACAGACGAGCGTCTCGCAGTCGTTCTTCCGGAAGCATACTGTGGGCAGGTCGCCCTGACCGTTAGCCTCTGTGTCCCTTACTGATTGAGCCATCCAATCGTATATACGTAATTGCTCCTGGTGTTTTGCCTCGATGTGGATGCCGGGGACGCCCTCTACATCTCCGGCGTCCCCTGTCTTACCCATGTACTGGGCGGTACGGTGGGCATCATGGAAACCCAGGTCTCTTAGATCTGACGCAAGCTCCCGCTCGTACCGCTTGCCTTTGTCCCTCGACATCTTACCCATTGGCTCTCTCCAGCTTGCGCCTAAGCTTGCTCACAGCGCTGTCATACTTATAATCCTGCATGTCACTAAGTGACGGGATATCGTAATAGGTCTTGAACGCTTCCACGTCCGTGCTCGTCTGCTCGATAAGATCTTCAAGCTCTGCCATCTGTTCTTTCGTTATCGTGCTCACCTTCCTTCGGCTGGTGCTCGCATTGCGGTTAGCCGTGCTCGCACGATATTCGTCAGTATCAGCGTCCTTCGTGTCGTCGATAGCAAAGAGCCCGTTCATTGCATATTTACGGGCGTAGCTGGACGCTGTGCCCGTTATCTGTGAGTCATCCATACCCTTCTTTGTCTCAGCTTCCCTGGCGTATGCGTGCGAGCTTGCGGTTTCTTTGCCATCCGTGCTCGTGAGCGTGGCGGTCGCCTTTACATAGTGCCAGCCATCCACCACTTCGATGTCATCGGACAGTGTGACCGTGACACCGTACTTCTTACAAAGTGGCTTTACCGCTTCGAGAATGTCCTCGGCGGAGCGGTAGTTGTACCCGCCGAAGCGGTTCTTCTGGCTCTTAGGAGCCTTAAGCTCTGCCTGTATGCCTGCTAATGCTTCATATATCATCTGATCACCTACTTTACTGTTATGCTGGTATTCTCTACCAACTCAGCGCCAGGGATGACCTCGCCATCCTGGATAGCCTGCTTTATGCTTGTCTTGTTCGGCTCTATCGTGGTCTTAGACCTCATGTAGACATCCGGTATCTGGTCGATGTCCAGAATCTGCACTGCCTTAGTCCGCCTGTATGACACCGTGAACTCAGGGTCTTTGAGCGGCTTGCCACCGGTCTCCCACTCTATCAGCTTCTTGACTCTTTCCATCGTGCGCTTTACCTTAGCCTTCTCGTCGGCTATCCTCTTAGCCTCAGCCTCAAGACCCTTAAGATAAATATCTTGTGACTTGTAGTAGCGGATCGTGTTCCTTATCTTCTCGTCACGGTCGCCCTCTATCTCTGTGAGCCTCGCTTTTAAGATATCGTATTGCTCCGGATCTACTATCTCGCCTGACTCCAGGTCGACCAAAGATTCCAGCTCATCAAACACCGCTTTGTATTTAAGTTCTATATCAAAAATCGTTTCCATGTTTCCTCCGTGTGCTATAATGCAATTGATCCATGATAAGTTGTTTTTTTCATATTTTCGCCAGCCTTCGGGCTGGCATTTTTATTTGACCTTCTCGAAATGCAAGCCGCAACAAGTCTTCTGCCGTCCTTTGAGATAGGATAGCAGTGTGGAGTAGCCCACATAATTAGCCTCGGCAGCGGCGTAGACGGTGTCATAGACCTTGCCGGTCTCGACGCACTTGACCGCTATGGCTCCGCCTCTGCCTCTCAATTTGACGCCATTTCGCCTTAGGATCCTCAGCACCTGGCTCGCACTTATCCCCATTGCTTCGGCTATCTCTCTTGCGAGCATTCCATCCTTGAGATACATCTTGCAGAGTTCGATGTCTTTCATGTCTAGCATCACTCCACCTCTGAAGCCTCTTCCTGCGCTTCGGCTATTTCCTGCGTCTCTTTTTCAAACGCCTTCGTCTTTTTGTTGAGCCTGTCCGCCAGCGCCTGCGCCTCTTTGTGGATAGTGAACGCCTTATGCTTGTCAAAATCTTCATTCACGAACTCGTGACCTCTGTCCGACTCATATATCACGCCCCCGTCTATGTCGAAGCTGACAGTGTAGATGACTACCGAATACACAACGTAGGCACTCATCCACTCAGGCTTCTCGACCGTGTACACCACATCGCCAGGCGCTACGTAAACATCATTTACCATTTTCTTCATTACGAATTTATCCATTTCGTCATCCTCCAATCTTTTGACTAAAATAACGGGTGTCCAACTTCTACCGTGTAGAGATAGAACAATCCCCAGCAGGCGAGCCCACAGGCAAGCCCTAACAGACAATTAATCAATGTTTCCTTTGTTGCTTTTTTCATTCCTTCTCACCTTACCTTTGATACCTATGCCGTACTGATCCGACAGACACGCTGACAGGACGTCGGTTATAGTTTGCGGTTCAACTTTGTTTAACTCGTTAGGCAAAAAAATAAGCTCCATATTCTTCGGGCTTTATCTCTAAAGCCTCCGACCACTTTACGATATCTTCCTGGGAAAAGCCGCTAATGCCTCGCATGTGGTTTGAAACCGCCACGTAGGAATCACCTAGCTTTTCGGAGAACGCCCTCTGACTGCCGTATTTCTCCACGATCCTGCCGCGGAGCTTTCTGTATTCGTACACGCTCACACCTCCCTTCTGTGTTTTGGTTTAACTTTGTTTAACTGTATCTTAAACTTATGGTTTATATATGTCAATAGGTTTTGTTAAACTTCTTTTACTTTTTTATTGATGTTGTTAAACCATGATGTTACAATCATCTTAGAACACAGGAAGGGAGAAGAGAGATGAAGTACTTAGAGACCGCAAGAAGATTACGTGACGCTATGGACCTGAAGCGCATCACGGCGAAAGAATTGAGCGAGAGAAGCGGAGTAAATAAGTCCTCTATCTCCCAGTACGTGAACGGACTGCATAAACCATCGAATATTGCTGCCGGCAAGATGGCTGAAGTCCTTGGGTGTAATCCGCTCTACCTTATGGGGTTTGATATCGATAAGACCGCACCGCTAACAGGCAAGCTAGACCAGCTGAATGATGAAGGCTATCAGAGACTGATGGAATACGCGGACCTTTTGCTTAATGCTGGATACAGAAAGGATGATAATAAATGATAGTCGCCTTATATATCCGTGTCTCATCCGAGGAGCAAGCCCAACACGGCTTGTCTCTCGACGCGCAGGAAGCCGCCCTGAGACGGTGGGCGGAAGACCACCACCACACCGTAGCAGGTATCTACCGTGATGAGGGCGTATCAGCACGTAAGCCGTACACTAAGCGCCCCGAGCTCCAGCGGCTGCTGTCAGAGCTCGACCGCAAGCATATCCAGCTCATTGCCTTTACTAAACTCGACCGCTGGTTCCGGTCGGTCAAAGACTACTACTCAGTACAGGACGTACTCGACCGCCATCATGTGGAGTGGGCTACCATCTGGGAGGATTACGAGACAAGTACCGCCGCAGGGAGGCTCAAGGTCAACATCATGCTATCTGTCGCACAGGATGAAGCCGACCGCACCTCCGAGAGGATAAAGCAGGTACAGGCTAGGCAGATAGAGCAAGGCAAGCCTATCACGGGGCACCAGCCCTTTGGCTATATGGTGTGTGACCATAAAGTGGTAAAGGATCCTGACGCCTCGCCCATCCTGGAAGATGCCATAAGCCACTATATGCTCCGCCAGAACATGAGCGAGCTTACCAGGTACATGAACGAGACCTATCGCCTCGCTCATGCTAAAACTGTCTATCGTAGGTGGCTATCCCAAGAGATGCTCTGCGGCTGCTACCGTGGCAACGACCACTACTGTGAGCCGTATATCTCACGGCCGGAGTATGACCACCTACAAGCGATACTTACCAGGAACGTGCGCAAGGCTCGCACCTCTCACGTGTATATCTTCGGCGGACTTATAAGGTGCCCTTACTGTGGCTGCCTCATGACAGGCTACTACACATATAACGGCTATAAAAGCATGTCCCTCCCAACTCACTACTATAGGTGCCGGGGAAGGATAGAGCGCACCTGTGACGCTCCAGCGAAGAACGTAAGAGAGTCTAAGCTGGAAACCGCCCTGCTGGATAAGATAGAAAGCTACTTTGAGGGCTACCGGATAGAGTGGATGGAAGATAAGAGAAAGAGGATGGTAGAAAAGCCTGACAAGTACGTAGCACAGCTTAGTAGGCTGAAGGAACTCTATATCTTAGGAGATGTGAGTCGTGAGGACTACGATGAACGGAAGGCGGAGCTCACCGCCAAAATCGCCTCTCTAAGCGAGGCTACGGATGAAGCCGAAGAATCACGCATAGGGTCGCTATCGGAAACTCTGAGCGGAGATTTCAAAGAGACCTACCAGTTGTTGGATGACCGCCACAAGCAGATGTTCTGGCGTGGGATCCTGAAAGAGATAAAGCTGGATAGGTGCATGAAGCTGGCGGGCGTGGTGTTTTTATAGAATACCCAATACTAAAGTACCTTATCCGTCATGTACAAGCTCGTTAATATTGGGTATAATATCGGTGATGTTAATACATTTGTTATCATCCTTTCTCCCGGCTACCCTGCCGGGCTTTTTTATTGCATAACAAAACGGCTAGCCATCACTGACTAGCCGCTTTTCCGTTGTTGCTTTGAAAGAGAATAAATGATGATACGAGTTTATTGTCTGTCTCTAACAAGAGGTTTATGCAGGGCTGTCCGCCCGTGCCCTTTAGTGGGTCGGATGCCCTACAACTATATTATACTACGTACCCGTTCCAAAAGTACAATATATTGTGGGACAAATCTGTGAAACATTTCGTGAAACACACGAAAAAAGACCCACCCTACCGGGATTACCGATAGAGTGGGTTTTCGTTTGCTTATCTTTCGTGATTCAAGCGGATCCACAGCGGTGCAATGAGTACCACCGTTCGCTTATCGTGCGTAAGTGGGCTTTCGTTTGCTAGAACCGTTGAAATTCCAATGTTTCCAAAGACCGACCGCCAAAATCGGCTTCTAAGCGACTTTTAGATGCATGGTCGTATGATTATACCTTTGATTTTACCTAGCTTTAGCCGTTTTCGGGAGTGTGCATGTCCAGAGCTGCTTCACGTCGCCTCTCATGGACTTTTCATAGCAGTACCAGCCTGTGTGTCTACGGTCGCCTGAGTCCTTGAGGTAGAAATAGTGCTTACCGCCCTTGCGCTTATACCCGGTAAAAGCGATATAGTGACCGCCACGTGTCCAGATAGTGCCATCCGGACCCGGAGTGGATCCGAAAAGGATAACGCCCAGTCTTCCGCCCTTATTGAGTTCGGCGAATACGTCAGCCATCTTGCTATCCTGTGTGAACCACTTAACGTTCTTCATGCCGTAGTGGCCGAGTGCGGTCTTTATCCCGCTCCACAGTGTGCCCTGTCCAGGAACGGCGAACTTGCGCATATACTTTACGATGCTCTTAGGCGTGTACGCCTTGTACTTATCACGCTCTATGATGACGTGCAGCACACTACAGCACCCGCACCCGTTCCCGCCGAATCGGGAGTTTTTTGTCGGGTAGTATATGTTCCGCCACGTACTGGATGTCTGCCTATAGACCTTACTCCTCATGCTCATCCTCCTCTGGCTCTGGCTCCTCAGGGTCGGTAAAGTCCTCGCCTATATACCCAGCCTTAGCCTGCTCCTTAGCCTGCCTCATCATACCTGTGTATTCCTGCGCCGTTTCGGTGTAATCATTATTAAAGTATGTGGAGCAAGCCACGATGATGAAGTTCAGGATGATAGAGATGATCTTGTAAGCTGTGTCGAGCTTAGCATTCCCGAAGCCCGTTATGTCTGTCGCCATCATAGCCGTGTTGAGGCATGTGGCGACTGTAAGTATAGTTCTAAGTGTGGTTCCTGTCATAACTCTCCTCCTTCTACCGGGAGCTTGTCTACTTCTTCCACAATCTCCCTTGCGTAATGATTTCCGCCTGCTGCACGGTATGGGTCATACAGCGCGTGTAGCATAGCCTTGTCCCAGGCTGTGACGCATCCCTTATCCAGGTACTGCTTGCCTAGGTAAACAATCCTGTCTTGTGTCATGGCGAGTATCATGTCACGCACTCTGTCCCATGCCTCAGGCGTTATCTCTTTCTTTCGGTCGTGTCTCTGTATCAGGTACTGGACGAAGGATAAGACGCCTCCGCCCAGGATACCTGATATGACCGCAACCAAAATATTCGAGTCTCGCATTAGTGTCCTCCCTTATCAGCCTGAGTAAATCCAAGATATCTCGACCGTGCAGTTCTTGTTAGTAAAGTCCGACCCAGTCGGATTGTAGAGCCATACGGTAAGCGCCCCACTGTCGTTCAGATTAAAGCCAGACACGCATATACTTGCGCTACCCGTCGTTATCCTGCGCACCGCGTTTGCCTTGTAATGTGGGTTTGACGCTTCGAAAGAAATCTCTTTGCTGGACGTCTTATTTATCGAATAGGTCTGAGAGAGCTGTGTGGTGCAAAACAGAGGCCCACCGCTTCCGAGGATGGCTCCTGTGACATTGAGATCGCCTATCACCGACAGACGTCCTCTGGCGTCGTTGATGATACGTGTATCATAGGTATGCCTGCTATAGTTATAGTGGAAGTCGATGAACGGCATGGAGAAACTAAGCTCCATGGACTTGGCTGTGACGTTACCGCTGAACGTTCCGCTGGTGGCGGTCATGGCGCCTGAGGCGGTCATGGCGCCTGAGGCGGTGACATTGCCGGTATAATCGACAGTAAAAGCATCTGAGCCGCTTTGTGGCGTCCCGTTTGCCACCGAAAATACGATACCGTCGCTCCGCCCGCGCTCGCCGCCATAAGCCCCAAACTGCGCGGAATAAAGCACAGTGTTCAGCGTCAACAGAAATGTAAAGTCGTTCATGAACGGATAGCTAGACGAAGCCGCCGGAGTTACATACACGGAAAGTGTGTGAGAGTCGGATGAATACGTATAATACACATCCTGAGTATCATCGTCTGTAATAAGGAAACTGCTACTAGACCCCTCGACATACGCCGCCGCTTTCTTTACCCCGGACACTACATCCGGGAGAGTGGTAGAAAAGCTCTGTGTCTCATCTAATCTTTGAGCGTCGTAGTATAACCCGCTCATGTTGGCTCTTCCCGTTTCTCTCGCATAGTCATCCGACATGTAGTACATTATAGTGCTAGACGATTCGTCTGCCACAGGCGTTTCGAAGTGGACATGTTGTCTGCCGTTCTGGTCGACCATGTTGAACTCGGTCTGCGTTATGTCAATATGTGAGCTTCCAGTCTTATCCATACCGATTCGAGCGCCGCTTGCCGTGAACTTAGCCACTTCATCATCACCTTTACGAATATGCACGCCGTCATCCTCGATAAGTGTGTTACCGCCTGCCGTATCGCCTGCCTGGTGCACGCTGATACCGCCACCTGGGATGTCCGTCACATAGTTTGTAGCTTTCGTGCCAGCGTTATCCAGAGCGTCCTGGAGCTCAGACTTACGGTAAAGTGTGGTTTCTTTAGTGTATTTTGCCATGTACGTCCCTCCTATAAAGTCCTCATCCATGCCTCTATCTTAGGCGAGACGAGATCATATCCATGCTCGGTCAGGTGCTGACCGTCTACATATGCCTTCGAGCCGTCCGAGATGTTGCCGTCCTTGCCGAGCGAGGCATCGTAGTACACTGTCAGGTTCGGGTTCAGTGGAGACTCATACCACAGGTCGATATAAGGGATGCCCCACTTCTTACAGACCTCTATTGCCTGATTGTAGTAGACCCTATAGCTTATGGTCTCGTACTGTGTCCAGTTCCTGCGACCCATGATGTGTGGGATAATATACCCTATCTTTGCGTTCGGATGGTTCGTGACCAACGTGTAGAACACATGCTCCAGCGCCCCGATGAAGGTGCTCTGCGTATAGGAGTCATCCCATACCGCTGTAAGTGCTCCCATTTTTGCGGAGTCAGTTGATCCGCTCATCTGGTCAAAGTCATTACACCCGCCCTCTACGATGATATAGTCAGCGTCGCTCTTTACGGATGACATCTGGGATATGACCGTGTTGGTGGATACGGTGGAGACAGTCGCCCCGTCCTTTCCGAGATTCACCCAGTTCATGGAGTTCTTTTCGCCTACCCATCCAGCCCAGCCTTTTTTGTACAGGCTCGACGAACTCCCGACAGATGTGGCGGCGCAGATGGAGTCACCGAGGAAGTAAGCGGATTTACCTACTAGCTCGTTGTCTACCTTCTGAGCCTTATATGTCTTTGTGGTCGTGCCGTAAGAGACATATGAGGACGGATAATCCATATCCTTCACCACCATCGCCGATGTGCCTATCTGAGTGGTGCGGATAGACAATCCGATGTAGTAGCCCGTTAACAGGTCGGACTCTGCAACAGTGACAGACATGATGTGTGCCGTCTTATCTGTCGTGTCTTTTACGGTGCCTGTTATCGTCTTGATGTATGTCTTTGATGAATCAAACAGCGCTATTTTATACGCCGCACTTCCACCGTACTGCTCGTAGTCTACTGGGAACGTATACGTTCCTGCTCCCCACTTTTTGACTGGGAAGTAGATAGCTGTATCACCGTTCAACGAAATGAATTGCGTTGAAGACGAACGCGTATAGAAGATCTTCTTTGCGACCTGATTATCTGTGTCGTTCGGGTCGAGTAAGTTATCGTTCTGAGTTGTGACCGTGATTTCGCCGTTTAGAGCTTTATACACACCACCCGATGTGATGGCGTTCGTGCTGTCCTTTGTCGGCTCGGAATCGAATGTCAGCTTGTCTTGCTTTGCGTCCAGTGTAGCGGAGTCGGCTTTGCCCGATATGTTCGATGTGTTGGCGTCTATCTGCTGGCACAGGGTGTTGATGATTTCTGCCATGGCGAGGACATTGACACACTTATAATCATCACCATAATAATGGTCTGCGTGCGCCATCAGCATCTTGGTGTAAGGGTATGTCAAAGGGGCGGAAATGCCTACAGACGCAAGTTGATCATCCATCGTTCTCTTTGTAATAGCCGATGCCATGCCATAGTCATCAAGATACCAATAGACTGCAGATGGACTTACAGCGTCCGTATCGTTATCAGCGTACTCGCTCAAATTTCTGTCGCTAATGACTTTTGTCACCGTATCCGTGAACTTTGCATCACTTGGCACATCAGATGCCACTGTATGCCCTCCGAGTGCGTTCGTGTTCGTTTTGATGGCAGAGGCGTTGGATGAGATGGACGATGTGTTGGCGTCTATCTGCTCACAAAGGATTTCAAGAAATGTTGCAATTGACTTGACGTTGAAACAGTTCTTATTATCATCATAATTTGTCCCGAGCGACGCAAGGGATTTCAATCCCGAGTAATCAATAGGAGTAGAAATGCCAGCACTGGTTGCTAGTGAGTCAACATACATCTTAAATATAGCGAAAGCATAGTCTCCTCCCTTCAGAATATCTTGGACATAATTCCAAATTGCTCCTTTTGACAAGGCAACCGTTTCATCCGCATTTACATACTCCGTAACGACCTTCGTCACCGTATCCGTGAACCTCGCATCTTCTGGCACATCCGTCTTTACCGTATGACCTCCTAAAGCGTCAGTATTCGCTTTGATGGCCGTGGCATTAGTGCTTTCCGCCGCTTTAGCACGTTCTGCTTCAGCTGAAATAGCCTCCGCATTGACACCCTCCGCTTTCTGCGCTCTCGCGGTCTCGGCGGTTATATTCGATGCATTAGACGCCTCCGCGGTCTTTGCTCTCTCAGTCTCAGTGGTGACAGACGCACTGATCTCAGCATCAGCCGCTTTGACATGTTCCCAGATAACCTTTGCGCCGTCAATGTCGATTAATTTACTCAAGCAAGTGCCTCCTCGATCTCAGATTTAGTAGCGACCTGCATGGACGCTTCCACCACGTTCCTCATGGTCGCCTTGTATGTGGATGCCGCCGACCAGCCCATGAGCCAGTCATCGAACTGTGGCGTGGCTGTAGGAAGGTCGCTCACCCTCACGCTGTCCCCGGAAGCAAGTGCCGTGAGCGGTGTTTCGTCCAGCGTCTTAAGCTGTGCCGAGGATGTGGTAAGCAATGATGCGTCATCAGATGTCTCAAACTGTCCGACGATCGATGCGCCGTATCCGCAATCAGCGAGCGAGACCGTGCAGGTCTTACCTGTCGCAAAGCGGATCATGTCTCCGCTGGTGCGCTCGCCCTCGAGTTTGCGCCACCAGGAGAAGCACGAGTCAGCGTACTCGGCGGTGACGTCCTCGCCATACCTATAGACATGCGCCTCGAAGTTTGCGGTCTCTGTGCCATCTGTAGAGAAGGTATATGATGTGTCGAAGACGATGGCTCTATCCGTTTGTGACTCAAGTGAATCAACGGAATCGTTCGCCGCGGCGGCAGACTTGGCGGCATTATCAGCTTTCGCGTTGGCGGTATCTGCGGTACTCTGCGCCTTGCTGGCGGTTTCGCTCGCGTTATGCGCCGCCACTATAGCGGACTGAGTGCGCTCCTTTACCACCTCGACCTGTGAGTCGTCGGTCGGCGGAGCGGTCTGATTGCCTACCAGCCACGCACTCCCGCCGCCCACTCTTAGCTGGACAGTATCGCCCGGCTTACATGAGATGGTCATCCTCGCCGGTGTCTCCTCGACACCGCCCGGGATGTGCACCCATGCTGTGCCATCTTCTACCCTGACTACCTCAGCCTGGGTATCGTAGGGAGATGTGCCCTTCTTACCCGCCTCTCTGACAGCGGCTTTTATATCGTCTCTTATCTGCTTACTTATCTTGTCCAAGCTTCAGCCTCCTCTGTCGTCTTACATCCGTATCCCAGCTCTATGCTCTGAGATACTATCCGGTAAAGACCTTGTATGCCCTGACCGGGATACTTTAGCTCTATGATGTCGGACGGATAGATGTCAGGATCATACCGTCTATCATACTTGACCGTGGTAGTGACTTTCTGCGCCGCCTGAAGCTGCCTAAGAGCATACTCAGCAAGCGTCTCGCCTTCGTTATATTTGGGGCTGATCTCTTCCGCCCATACCTCCCGACCTCTGTTATATGTCGAGTAAGGGCTATCCTCGCTATCATCTCTAGCGATAGCTACTGTGTCACCATCTACCGCCCTGAACACGTTCGGCACCTCGTACCAGTCACGTGTTACCGTTATCTCAGGCTCGATACTGTCGTTCTCGGTAGCACTAAAAAAAGCGACGCTAGACGCCGCCTCATCCGTTATCACTATCTCGCCCTGTCCATCTATCCTCATACGGCACCCGACTGCCTGTAGGATCTTCTCCGTCATGGACATGCTCGTCTCGCCATCCTCTGACACTATAGCCGATTTTAGCCGTGGGAGTTCGCTCGCAAAGCTGACAGGCGCCGGAGTCACCGATAGTAAATCCGTTATCAGCGACTTAGCAGGCGTGTCTGTCGGTGCGTACCATCCACGCTCTAAAAGCCTATCCTTAGCAGGCTGAAGGACCGATAGACAAGCCACTTTGTGCTCTTCACGCCAGCCCTTTATGTCCCGATCAGGATTCGTTGCTAGCCCCGTAAAGAGCGCCACATGGTCAGAGGCACCGCCCTGCCGAGCGTCGAGCCATATCCTGACCCAACGCTCTTTAGAGCCGTCAAAGCTAGTGCAGGTCATATCAGCCGACTGTCTCAGTTCTGAGTCCTGCCGGCTGATACTGCCTTCCGTTATTTCTATCCGCTCCATATCCCGCCATGTGCCGGGGTCGACGAAAGAGGCGTGATAAGACGCCGTAAAGCCTTTGCTCCAATCTATCATCTCAGCGCCTCCCACTTCTCATATGTCATACCGTCTAAGGTTTCAGATTCCACTCTCGTTACCTTGAGCGAGAAGTCAGCCCGTCTGCCTGCTGTATCGTATGACCTCGACTCGCTCACCTGGACATCAGCGGAGAAACTAGAGCCGTCAGGTGTCCTCACGTGGCACATACCGGCATAGGTAGCTAAAAGCCTCATAGCCTGGATGGTGTCAGTGTCGTCAGTAGTCACTACTGTGTTTATGCTCTGAGTCCTGGAGACTGCTGGATTCCAATCACCCTGGATAGAACCGCCAAGGTACTTAGTTTCCTGGAAGTCTTTCGACCAATCGGATGACAGTTCCAGGTTATATGGTAGCTCTACCCTGTTCGAGCCAAACTCGATGATGGTAGCCTCTTTCGTGAGACCGTCCTCGTAGTCAGTCCAGGCGAGTTCGTTATCAGCCGTGATATAATCGCCGTTCACCGTCTTATATACCACTCTGTGACCGCCCATCTTACCTAGCGCAGGGTACGGATCCACGTACTTAGTGCCAAATTCAGCCCCGCTCACTATGAGTTCAGGTCGGTCGGCTGATAGCCTGTAGATGTCGCAGACATCACCCTCAGCGTACCCTGTCGGCCGAGTCGGTGTTATGAGCACCACATCGTCAGCGTTAGATGTCTCTACGGTGGCTGTCGGCATCACCGCTTGGTGCGCCCAGTGGACTTCGAAGTCCATCGATGTGCTGTCGCTCTGCCCGAGCGCGTCCGATACGGTAGCTACTATCCTGTATGTCGCCCCGTCATCCAGGTAGCCTGTGATGTCGCTCTGGTCTATAGTGACAGCGCCCTCGCCGTCTATGCTCATGAGCGCCACGGTCTCGCCCTCGTAACCTGTATGTACAGACTCGTCAGGACGGTCGAGCTCGTAATCTTCAGCCCGCTCGATAGCTACCGTAGTAGTCCCGCCTGTTCCTGCGCCTGTTACGGTCACCGTAAGCGGTAGAGCCGTAAGTGATGTCACTGTGCGTGTCTCACTATCCTCTGTCACGGTCACGTCTTTTAGAGTGGTAGCCGTGATAGTAGCGGTCAGCTTGTCAGCGATATTTAAGGCTACAGGCTGAGACCATCCGTCAGACATGCGCCCCGACTTAGAGCATACCTGTAAGCAGAGGTAGTGCGTTTCGCCAGCTGTCCAGCCTAAGTCAGCAGGTACTATAGCGATGTGAGACGCAGTCTCGACCTCAGCTATTATGTCCCCGTATGTGATACCGGTATCCGTTACCGTAGCGTCACATATTTGAGCGTATCCTTGAGCCGTGCCGTCTGTAGACGTGTACGCCCATGTCGCTATCGTCTTGCCGTCTGCTGGTATCGTAGCGTCTGACAGGTATAGAGCCGGTGTGGTAGGTGCTGACGACAGGTCTATGACCTTAGTCTCTGACCATGGCCCATAGGTCACGGTATCTCCGGACCCGGATTTGAGCCTTACTCTGATATACCACCTTTCGCCCGTCTGGAGTCCTGCTATGTTCCACCTTGGGGACTGGAGGTTGCTCACCTCGTATGTCTCTGGTTCGTCGGTAGACTCCCACGCGTCAGCATGGTCAGCCCACGCGATGACAGCTCCGTCAGCGTCCGACCATGTCCAATCCCAGGACACTGTAACTGACCCGGACACAGTGGTGTCAGGAGTCACTGTGACGCTCGTAGGCGCCGTAGGTACGCTCCCTCCGTCCTGGATAGAGTCAGAGACCATCTCAGGCCGCTCCGGATCTCCTACATAAGCGAAGACATTGAAGCCCACTGCTGACTCTTTAGCCCAGCTCGGGCACTGTACGGTAGCGGACGTGCTCCCATGCGGGATAGTGCCTACTACCCTTCCTGTAGGGTCTGATGCCGGGCAGTACACTATTGCGAGCTGTGAGTCCGGCACATCTGAGTTGTTGGTTGCCGTTACGGTCGCCTTGTATGTCGTAGCGTTAGTCGATACTGTAAGGCCGCTCGGGGCTTTCAGTCTCCCCACACTTACGAGCTTAGGTTCACCGTATGTCACTATGTCATCGTGAGTAGTATTCACCCTGGTGAAGAGACATTGATCTTCAGACAGCTTCTGACCGACTCTTACGGTAGTAGCGAATGACGCGCCGTTATCCCCGATGGTCTTAGCGTCCGTCCATGAATCAAAACCGTCAGGCAATGATAAGTTCTTGCCGGGCGTCGTTATCGCGTACTGCACCTGGATGGAGTCTATAGCTTTAGACCCGCCCGAGGTGTCGACCTTTCCGCCCATGGTTACGGTATAACCACCGCTGTCCTCGTGCGGCTGCGGCACGATGTCGGTGCTCTGGTTCGGCGCTCCGAACTGATGGGCTTTATACGTCCAATCTTTCTGAGTCCCAGCTAAGCCCCTAGACCGGCACCGAAACCACGTTATCCAATGGTCAGCGGAGCCGGCATATGTGATGGTCGTGCTCCCTGACGCCTTGCCGGTGCCTTTGGAATCCGGGGTCTTCCAAGCACTCTCTTTAGGGTGTGTCTTAGTGTCACCGTATGTCACAGATATGGCCTGCCACTCGACATCTACGAACGGTTTGTCATCTGTGTCTTTAGTAGATACTGACCAGGTGAAGACCGCCGCGTTTTTATTCGTGCCATCTATCTCCTCCTTCACGGAGGGACGAGAAGGTATCTTGAATGCGAGCTCACCTTCCGCGAACTTGCTCCAGCCCTTCTTGCCCTTGGAGTTGCCGCGGACACGGAACTTCACCTTGGTCAGTTTCTTCTTGCCTTTGTTTGGATAGAAGCTGGCGAAATCAATAGATGTCTTCTTCGACGTCGTGGATTTAATCACGCTGACATTCTTCCATGTCTTCTTGAGCGGGTCGTACCAGTCCATATCCTGACTGTCAGACCCGCCCGCCTGTATCTTCCAACTGCAAGTGAATTTGTTTTTGTCCCGGGCTATCTTGAGCCCGCTTGGTTTTTTTACAGCCATTACGCCATCCTCATGTCTAACTTCAGCTGCCTCGCGAACTTGCTCGCCCACGCTTCAGGATCTTCAGCGCCGCTGACCGTCATGTTGATATTAAAAGTATTTCCGCCGCCGATCTTGTCGGCGAGTGTATCCATCCACCCGGTGTTACGCTCGAGTGGGAGCAGGGCTTCACGTCCGGCTTCTCCCGCTCCGATGAGCTGAGCCCCGTCCAGGATCCCGCCGTGTGCACCCCATGTGACGTGCGGTACCTTGAGAGGTGTTTTCGCACCTTTGACCGTCAGTGTTTCCCATTTGATATGGGGGATGATAGAGCCGATTGCGTCGGCTATCCTAGACCCGAGCCCCGAGAAGAAAGATATCATCTTGCCAGGGAGCGCTTTCACCTTCTCGAGTGCTGTGGCAAACAGCACTTTGATGCCGCCCCAGACACTTCCGATGGAACGGGCTATCCTCGCAGGTAAGCCTTTAAAGTGTCCGGCTATCCTGCCCGGCACCTTAGCGATAGCAGAAACCGCCTCGGAGAACGGCTTGCTCATCCATGCCTTTACGCCCGTTCCGGCGCTCTTTATCCCAGCACCTATGGCCTTGATGGCTTTAGACCCGAGTGAGAGCCAGTTTATTGCCGTCCATGCGTCGAATATCGCCTTCGCTATCTTAGGTATGTTCTGGATAAGCACAGGTATCGACTTTAAAAGTCCTACCGCTACTATCTTGACGACCTTGAGAGCCGCAGAAAGTATCATAGGCACGTTATCGTTGATAACACCAGCCAGGTTGCTGACTATCGTCGGGATGTTCTTTATCAGTATAGGCAGGCTGTTCATGATGCCTTGCGCCAAGTCCACAATGACATCGAGCCCCGCTTTGATTATCTTAGGCGCGCTAGCTCTTATCTTTGCGCTGAGCTTTGTCATCATCGGCATCACCTTGCCTAAGAGCTCTGGTATCTTTGTAGCCAGCCCCTGAGGGAGGTTGTCCATGATAAGCTCACCTGCGCTCTTAAAGAGCGTGCCGACCATTGGGATAAAATTCCCGACAACGAATGTTTTGACCGATGTTATAAGGTTCCCGAGCGATGCCTGCACATCCTGCCCTAGCGCAAGGTTGCCTACGAAGTCATGAGCCGCCGCCTTCATCGCAGAAAACGACCCGGAGAAGGTCCCGGCCGCTTCTTTCGATGTGGTGCCTGTGATGCCCAGGTGTTTCTGCATGACGGAGATGGCATTCGTGATGTTGCCAAATGACATATCGCCATCTTTTACAGCAACCCCTAGATCCTTCTGCACGCCTGTCATCTTAGAAGCGTCGCTTATCAGGCGCGCCATTTCGGTCTTAGTGCCACCGTAGCCGAGCTTTAAATTGTCCAGCATGGTATAGTTCTGCTTCGCGAATCCCTGGTAAGCGTTCTGGACGTCGCCCATGTTCGTGCCCATCTTGTTGGAGTTATCCGCCATATCTACCATGGCACGGTCTGCCGCCTTAGCTGCCTTAGCCGTGTTCCCGCCGAACGAGCTTACCATGGACGCGGCGAACGATGTCGTCTGCTCCATGTAGTCGTTAGCGGATATGCCGACTCTCGACCATGCGCTTTTAGCGTTCTTCTCGACGATGTCCGCAGACCCTTTGAAAAGTGTCTCTATACCGCCAATAGACTGCTGGAGCGCAGCGCCCTGGTTGAGTGCCTGACCGATGCCTTTAGTGACCGCTGTGCCGATAGCCGTACCGACTACCAGCCCCTTCACCTTGCTGACAAGGTTCTTGCCTAAAAGTGCGCCGGACTTCTCGCCGGCTTCCGCCGACTCACCGCCCAGCACCTTAGAGATGGATCCGCTTATTCCTTTGGTTGATGGTATGATCTGGACATATGCCTGACCTAATTCTGTTGCCATCATCCACCTCCTAAAATTTTATTTCTTGCTTCCTCGAACGCCTCAGGTGAACTAAATGATTTAGTTGACTTGTTATCTTTTGGCTTCTCGTCCAGCATCGCGCTCACTACTGATTCGGGACGGTCGCTCTTGCCATCCCACATGAGCATCCTTATCTGGTCGAATATCGCCGCAAGAAGAAGGTCTCTATAATCCGCCTTCTGGCCGCTCGATTTCATTTTTATTCTACTTGTATCCCTCAGACCGACTGCAAGGGTCGCCGCCATTTGTGGCGGCAGCACCCTGTAATCGTAGACGTTATACGTCTCGGCGAGGTCGCATATCAGCGCGCCCTCGTCTTTTGCGATCATGTCGGCGAGGGCTATCAGTTTTTTGAGTTTTCGTCCTGGTCTCTGATACCCGCGAGTATCTCGCTGAACTCTTCGCTCACATCATCGAATGACGCAACACCATTCTTCTGAACGTGGCTTAGGAGTCTCTTTTCTTCAGTTTTACCCAGGAGTATGCGGACGAGCTCGCCCATGAGAGCGGCGGCTTCCATATCATCACCATCTTCGCACTTAGCAAGCGCGGCGAGTTTAGTGATGAATCTGTAGTCGTTTATCTTGTTCTCGTCCACTTCATACTCAAACCCTGATTCAGTCTTGCCTTTTACCATATCCACCTCTAAGCCGCCGGCTTGATGTACTCATAGTGTGTATTACCGTTTCCATCTACCAGGCATGTGATGGTAGCCTCATAACCGACAGGGTCGCTGTCGTTATATGTGATGTCACCCAGCTCGGTTATCTTTCCCTGAGGGATAACGATTCTTTTAAGAGCGCCATCCTTCATAATCATGTCAAATACCCAAGCGCGAGCTGCTGGCTCACTGCCGTTGGCTTTTACTGTTATCATCTTATCCTCGCCTACGGTAACGTTGTCGTCACCATACACGACCTTAAGAACCTCGCTTTTTAAGGCTTCAATCATAGTCATCTTGAATGTGTCCGGCTTTTCGCTCTGGGTCGTGATGACCACATCTCCACCCCATGCCTTGACATTATCAGACTCAGGGGAATTAGAGTTTACGATACCGTCCTCAGCAAGGTAACCTATCTCCTTAAATGCCGTATCCAGCTTGGCGTCTGCCGTTGTAGGAAGTGTAGAGCCTACCGCGCCAACATATATAGATCCGCCTATTCTTGGCTTGCCTACTGTTACGTTCTTTTCCTCAGACATTAGCGTCCTCCTAATAATATGTCACATCGAATACAGCCTGATACCTGTAAGACTTTGTAGCCGTATCCGTAAAGTTATAACTATTGTTCAGCCTTACCGCGCAGACCTCATCCATCTGTGGAGCATCCAGCATAGCGCCTATAGCGTCCTCACAGAGTTTCGCCGCTCCGTAGAGCGTGTCGGCGTATGCCTGCACCGCTATGGTCGCGTGACTGATATGGTTCTCTATCAAATCGCTTGTTTTCTCTAAAAACACATATTTTTTCGGCGGATTCAATGGGTGTTCCATATAGACAGGCTCGCTCATGGTTTTCTTTAACCATTCATAAAGTGTCAGCTCTATCATTACCTCACCGCCTTTAATAGTGTGTTGTTCTTCAGGTTGTCACGCTTCGCCTCATCAGTCTCGGCGTATACCGTGCCGATGATACGCTGATCTGAGTAATGGACATTTGACGCGTACCCCGTCCCCGCTCTGGAGGCTATACTGCCGCATTGGTTAGATATAGTCTCTTTCATGCGGTCACCGTTCAGAAGATCCCGCACACCACGCCTATTAAGTTTGAATTTTATTTTACTCATAGCGTTCTACGTTCACCTTCTTGTTCCAGGATGTAGGAGTCATGGCCTCGATGTATTCCTGAGGGATGCCGACCGTGCGCCAGCTCTCGCCCATGAAGTCCACGCGCCTGTCCGTCCAGTCGTGCGCGTCTCCCTTAGGTATGTTGAGCGTATACACGATATGTTTACCAGTCATCGAGAGCTCGCTCACCATATCGTCAGAGCTTGCGGGAGATACCAGCACGTTAGCGACATCCTCCGCTTTTTCCTCGTATATAGGAGCGCCGAAAGGGTCTTCGCCCGACTTTGTCCTCTCGTATAGAGTCACGGTTATGCCTTTGATCATGCCATGCCTCCATAAGGATTAGACACACCGAGCTTGTTTCCTATCCCCAGCATGTCCTTCTCAGTCTTTGACAGATACAGTTCCCCGGTCGAGCCGTTGGATACTGTCCAGGACTGCGAGTATGACCCTGCCGTCATCGTTCCCTGAGTCGCTCCCATAGGGTAGATGTCCGCGTCATTCGAGGCGAGCGCGCGCCGTACCATACGGCACGACACGACTTTAGCCACGTCCTCGTCAGGCTCTTTGCATTTAGATAGGATCATGACCGCAGCCTCTTCCAGGAGTGCCTCAGCCTTCTCCTTATCATCAGAGTCGAGCGTCTTATATCCTCTCTCTACATCGGATACTTCCGCGTATCTCATAGTCACTCACCTCTCTTAGTGGTGCGCTTCCTTGCCGGTCTCTTTGGCTTTTCGGTTTTCTCAGCTTCCGCCTTCTCCGGCTCTGCCGTGACCAGTCCAAGGGAAGCGAGATATCTTGCCCGCTCATCTGAACAAGAGAAGGAATCGCCGACCTTGCGGTCAACATCCTTCTCTAAGTCCGAGAACGGTATTACTGCTATGCAGTTCACTATGCGGCAGTAGTAACCTTAACGATGCGGTCTGTGAATACCGGCAGAACAGCCACACCTGTGTAAGCTACGACTTCGAGAGAAGCGTGAGAATAGTCAGCGTCGTTATGAACCGCTACGATTCCAGTCTCATCCGTTGTCAGATCCATACCCGGAACAGACGCGAGGGAAGCGGCAACGAGAGACAGGTTCTCTGTCGCTGTTCCGTATACAGTTCCGTTAGGAACGTTAGAGTCGATGATAACGTTTCCGATTCCCATGAAGTTCTGCAGGTAAGAGAGTCCGTACTGGTTCTCGAGCGTTACATTGTGAGCTCCAAGGTATGTATAAGCATCGTCAGGGGATGCGAATATTACAGGCGTGCAAGCCTCATCTTCGAATGCCTTAGTAACGAATGCTGCTGCCTGTGCCACCTTAGCCTGGAAGTCTGCAGCCTTAGCTGTGCCAGTTCCCTTGGCGATAGCCGCAAAGATGCTTGCTCTGATGCTCTTCTGGATCTGTCTCAGCATTACATCGTTAGATCCGCCGACTGCTACGTCATAGCCCTTCTTTGCTACATCCTCGATCGATACGAGGTTACGATACTTAGCGTAAGTCACCTCTGTGAGCTCAGCGTCTCCCATAGCTATACCGGAATCCGGGATAAGAGCTTTCTCAGCTACAGTGCCGGAAGCGAGTGTTCCGGATGCCTTGTAAGTCTTGAATGCTGTACCAGGAGCCAGCACATCAACACCGGTCTTTCCCAGTACGTTTATAAGGTTGTGCAGGTCGCTGTTGAACTTAGCGACAAAATTGATATCCTGCGCCTTTGCCTGAATTGCAAAATCTGCCATTTTAGATCTCCTTACTTAAATAATTCGATGTTATCCTGTATCGCCTTCAAACGCTGACGCTCATCTTTTATAGCTAATATGTCAGCCTTTGAAAGCGTCGGCTTATGAGTCTCGCCGCCGTCGTTCGCTGTCGGATAGCCTGACTTCTGTGAGGCAAACGCTAAAATAGCCTGCGCCTCAGCTTTGCATGTCTCTTCATCTTCACCATGCAGTAATGACGCCGGCACGCCGGTCTCTTCCGCTGCCTTAGCTTTGATCGCGCGAATTCTGTCCGCTTTCTTCATAGCGTCCAATTCGTTCTGTAGCGCTACCGCCTTTTCTGTGGCTTTCTCCAGTTCGGACTTATTCGCTTCCTCAGCTTCATCGTACTTCTGAGCTTTAGCTTTCATGTCCTCATAATCCGAATACTTCGCACGTTCACGGTCGAGGCGTTCCTGTACGATTGCCTCTAACTGCGATTGCGTCCATGTCCGCTCTTCCTGGTTACCGACGTTAGTTCCAGTCTCGTTTTTGCCGTCTTTTTTAAGAGTTTCGTTTTCCATTAATTTCCTCCGCTTTGAAATGTGCGTCATTTGACCGCGTTTAAGCCACGCGTTGGCATGAAAAAAGCAGGCATAAGCCTGCTATGATCATCTTATTTTTGTAGAAGGGCGCCCAACCGGAATCGAACCGATATCTCTAGAATCACAATCTAGTGTCTTGACCGTTAGACCATGGCTACCTTGACTTTGCTATTTTTTTGTGTAAAATTATCAATAGTAAAGGCGCTCCCTTGGCCCCCATTGTTGCTGAGGATTTGCGCCTTTTATTTATATTTTAATTTTTTTATATCCTTCCTTAAACTTTACAATTAACAACATTCCATCCAGATTATGTGCGTTCTTCTTTGTAATCGGCCATAACGGCGGCCCCGCGCCGATATGTTTGATCATACCCTCACCCCTTTGTCATCCAGATATATGTCCGCGTAGACCTTCCTGGAATCGTGCCCGAGCTTCTTGAGCCCTTCCGGGCAATTACAGTTAACGAAGTTAGGGATAAATCCGCAGGTACGTAAAAAGACAAGAGCCTCAACTAAGCTCCTGCCTTCTCTGCACGTCCATAATATAACTGTATTTCCTAACGCCTGATGCCTTTTCAAGTTCTGGATGAGTCCCATGTTCGGGACCAGCTTCCCCTTCTTCTTCGCTGCCAGGCATCCGTCAAAATCGACTGCGATGATCATAAGTTGTCTTAACAAAGCTCTTTAATGTGGTCCGGACATAACGTCTGGTTCACCGTAATGATTGGAACGGTGTCTCCTTTGATTCGGATCTTGATGTCTACACTATCCATCTGGTTTTGGTATCCACCAATTATTTTATCAGCATTATTGTAGACTGTCTTTGCAGCGTCTTTAAGATCTCTGATTGCTTTATACAACGATTTATTATCCATGTTTCTTTCCCTATGTAAATTCTGATATACTCATTTCTGGAAGAACGGATACGCATTTAACACCACCAGATAATAAACTTCTTCGAAAAATGAAAAAAGCACCCGCTTCCGGATGCCTATAATATATTTATTTGCTTTATTTCACTATTTCCGATGCTTAAATATCCCCCATCCCGAGTGAAAAAACTAATCCCCATTTCTCCAAGTTCGCTCTCTTCTTCATCATCAACGCTGTCAATTCTCCCTATTACAGATGAACCGTCTGTAAAAAATATTTGCACTTCTTTATCCATACCCTGATACCTAGATAAATCAATCATAATTTGCCCCCTTTATTGGCACTAAATGCGATCCTCGTTTTCCGTGATGTATTGCTGCCTTATTTGTTTTTATCCAAATTCCTTTATCCATGTATTCTCCAACAACATGATCACAAGTGATCCATTCAATATTTGTCGGCGTCCCATCTCTTCTAACTTTTAGTATACCCGTTCCGCTTTTCGATTCAATAATCTTCTGTGATTCCTCTTTAGATATTGTTAGTACGCTCTGGGAAGAAAGCCCTTTTTCTTCCCTGCTCTTGCGATATCTTTCATAGTCCATTGTGCCCCTAATATGCTTATTGTACTGTTGCTCGCTTAATTTTAACGAACATTCCCCCGATTTTACTTTCTCCGAAACGGTGCTTGCGCTAACAGCGGTTATTTTTAAGGCATTATTATTCCAGTTTTTCTTAGCATACGCTAACTTCTTCTGCGCCCGAATCTTGTCTCCATCAACCTTATACCGTTCCCGCCGCATGGCGTTAATCTTGTCTTGCCAGTTGTCACCTTCTGCCTCACTATACATCCTTCGGTATTCTTCCGAATCATACCCTTCGACAGAATCGTCAGGCGAGAATTTGATCATATAAGTACAGTCACAATGAGCATGGATATGTTCAGCGTGCCCTCCTTTAAGCGCCTTCTTCGATGCTCTCTGCCAGCCGTTGGAAGCTAGCATAAGACAGAACGCGCAAGTGTCGCCATGCGGGATCCACGCGAAGTACGCTCCGTCCCTGATAGCGTTCTTAAGTGTCGTGTCTTCCGCCGTTCTCTTTACTAAACGGCCTACCGCGTCCGGTATCTGTTTTGGAGATGTCTTTGCTGTACCATATACAGTCTTAGCGACCTCTCCATATCCCGCGGTTTCATCGGGCTCAGCCGCCTTCATATACGGTCTCTTCTTTGCGTTTACCTCATGCCAATATTCCGCGACCTCATCATAGAGCTGGCAGGATAACGCGCCCGCGGCTTCGCCATACTTAGTAGAGAGCGCGTAAGCATAATCTATCATAGCCTGGTCTATCTCAAAATTATGGTCCAGGCAGTAGGCTTGCATCTGTTCGGCAGCCTTCTTGTTTATCTTAGACAGAGCATCCCTGTACCGTCTCATAGTCGACGCTGGTATGATCATGCTTCTGCCTCCGGCTCAGCGGCACCTTCCTGGAACTCATCAACTAGGAGTTGTGCTCCTCTAGCCCTTTGCTCCTGCGCCTTTATGCGCCTAATGTCCGCCTGGTCGAATCCTATCATTTCCAGGAACACATCCGTGTCAGCGAATCCCTGGCGTGTAGACGCTATCTTAAGAGCCGCGTCAGCCGTGACCGATACGGACGGCATAGCAGGGTTTTTAAAGTGTGGGATTATGTCGAGCTCATCGTCTGTGAGTTCTTCAGGCGGTACGCCCCTAGCTATAGCCTCAGCCATGTGCATGATAGTCTTGAGAGCGTTACCGTTGAGAGCGTTGAGCTGTTCTGCCAGGCTGACGAGCGTCTGAGACTGAGCGAGTATAGCATCGGAAGAGGATGGGTTAGCATCGTTTATTATGCCTGTATCAGTGACGGACAGCCCCGTTGCCGCACTGAACTGAGTCGCTAATATCCTTATCATCTGGACATGAGGCTCGATGTTACCCTGAGTAAACTGTCCGACCGTAGGGTTCTGTCCAGTTTCAGGATTGCTGGTGGCGGCGAGGATAGTACCGACATACTGACGGAACTTATCGGATACCACAGCATCGAACTGGTCATCTGTCAGCCCCAGGATGTACTTCTGCGGGCTGGTAGCAAACTCAAGCCCTATAGTGGCGTTCGCTATCGTCCTAACATAGCCTTGGATCAGGTGTCTTATCGGTGCTTTTATCCTTGAGCGACCTAATGGTTTTCCGCTAGTCGGATTCCAGACGAGTGGCTCCATGAGCGGTCTACCCATGATGTGCGGAAGCCTCTCGGCAGTCCAACCGTTTTGACCACGTCTTAACACTATGATCGCCGTGTCTGTATAGTAGTTTATGAGTGACGGCGACCACCCGCCCGCCTCGCTCTCATCCTTTACAGTGTCTATGATAGCCAGCCCTGATTTTATGCGTCCGTGCTCGCCATCCCATAAGGCTGAGGCTGTTTCGGGCGAATGGAATTTGATACTGCAGCTATTGCCTCTTTTGCTCAAAGTGGCGAACGTACAGCCATATTTCAGCTCGTCCCTGGTAGCCTTCATGTACTGCGCTATCAGGTCGTTCTTCTCTACCAGGTCCATAGCCGCTGTCGCTTCATAACCGTTAGTCCCTACAAAGCCGTCGAACATCGAACGGGCCGCCAGCACGTCTACGGTCTTAGCGCCCCATTCACAACCTATCTCGAACCCTCTGAGGCTCTTAGGGAGTGCGATACCTAAGTTGACCTCCGAAAGAGGGACATGCCCCTCGTAATATCTCCGCTTTAGTCGGTTCTTCGATTGATGGTAGTTGAAGACATTAACCAGTTCCTGGAGCTCCGCACCCTCTTCAGGTGTGAGCCCCGATATCTGTCCTATGCTTAATGTAACCATTATCCTATCCTCATCTTCCTGTTAGGGTCGCGCCTTGATGTCTTCGCTCCCCAATATGCTAATGCCGCCGCTTCTATCGGTGTCGAGTTATCGCCTCCGAATCCCCAGCCGCCCGATATCGGACGCTTCACGGCGTTTACGGCTGAGTCGTTCAGCGATTCCTGACCTTTATACCATGTGATGTCACCATTATTCACAGCTTCGACCAACGCTGAAGCCGCCGCTATTATGTCCGCAGCCCTCGGTCTTATAACACTGTTCTTCATTCGCCACGTATCGGCGATACGCTCACAGAGCATATCCACGCCGTTGCGCCCGTCTATCACGACACATGACGCTTGTTTATATCTTTCGTTCAGCCAATCGGCGAGCCACTTAGTGCCATGTGCTGTTGGCATTTGTTTTATGACTGACACCCTCGCCTTTCCGTCTTTCGGGATGACCGCACCACAGAGGCAGACCTCAGTTCCGTCCGCTGAGAACTTCACGCCGTAAGCGGTCTTGCCTTCTGGTTTCGGCTCTTCAGACTCGCAGGCTGACCACGCGTCTACATCAATGGCGTGGTCTATAGCTTGGTCGGCTATCGGCGCCCACCAACCCAAACGCTCCCTGGCGAACGTGTCGGGGTCCATCTGTTCGCATTCAGACTCTATGGTTTGCGGTAGTATCCTTCGCCCTAATGCGGGATTGGTAGACGCCCACCTCCGTTTATCTTTACAATCACCTATTTCAGGAACGCTGAACTCGAACCACGCCACATGTTCCGTATTGCCTTTTATAGCGTTATCTCTCAGATTCCTGAATACCAGCCCCTTAGAGATCTCATCTGGCGGAGTGCCTATATATACCGTCTGTGGATTAAGGCTCGCTGAGATGGCTGGAAGGAATGACCCTTGCGCCGTTTCGTCCAGCTCCTGAGCCTCATCGAATATCAGAAGATCCCCGTGCTGACCTCTACCGCCGTTCCTTGTCCTCGCCAGGAACTTTATCCTGGCCCCCGACTTTAAGATTATCTGCTCTCTGCCAATAGCGGTCTTTATCTCTTTGACGTGCTTCTTTATCTTTGGGCTCTCGAAGAAATCCCTAAGTTCTTCAAAAGTCTCTGTGGCGGTCTTTTGTAAGTGTGCCGTGTATATGACTTGCTCGTTATAGAGCATCATCCCCGCCGCCGCTCTGGACTGAAGAAGCAAAGTCTTACCATTCTGCCTAGGGACTGACCCGCCACACGTAGGACAGAGCCAACGCCCGTCCTCTGTCAACGACATCCAGTCGTCTAAGACCTCACATTGCCACGGATCGAGCGAAGTACCACCAATGCTTATTAGAGCCTCGGCATCCTCGCCGTCGGTCTCTATATAATCAGGTACTACTCTTTCGGACGGCTCCTGGCTTCCCATCAGTCTTCCTCTTCGTGATGATCTCACCGACCTCGTCATCCGATTCACTCGCCTCCTTGACTTCTTCTATTGCTCTTATCGTTTCCCTGTACTGCCTCGCAAGTTGAGCCGTATCCTTCACCTCATCCACAGAGTCAATACGTTCAGCCAATATAATAGCCAGCGTCTGGAGCTTTTCGAGTTCCGTCCCGCTGGCCGTGACAGTTTTTAATTTTTTTCTCCTCGCCATTATTCCCAAAAAATCCCATGTGTGTAAATCGGCGCT